CCAAGTTTTTTCTTAATTTCATTCATAGCAGCACCTTCTTGTCTCAAAGGTGAGAACAATAATCGCATACCGCCAGTTCTTCTCAAGCGCCTACGCTTTTGCAGTCCTTGCATTTCTGTTTTTTCTTGCGCCTCGGCTTTTTCTTCTTGCCGATCAATTACTTTCTCTGTTGGTGTAGCAACTGGTGCCGGAGCTGGCGCTGGTCTCTTTTTAAAAATACCACCCATTTATTCAAACCTTACCATTGAATAATAGTCAGCCCCCTCTGGGCCAAACTTTCTGTGTTTACACTCTACCTCAAAATGTAGTGCTTTGGCAAACCTTAATGCCACCATATGTTGCGATTTTACAAAAATCTGCATCCTTCTGATACCAGATGTAGCCATTACCTCGGCTAAAAGCGCTCTTGCGCCTATCAAAGTTGACCTTGTATGATTTTCTAGACCTTCACCTGGAATAAACCACGCCTCCACTACACCAGGCCAAACATCTCTTACACCAAACACGCAAACAACTTTGCCTCGACCGATAGCTGCCCAGCTCCAGCCATGCTCAGAATTTTCCCAAACATAATCTAAATACCCAGAAATACTATCGGCGTACTCTTTTTCGTGTGGCCCCAGGTCTATGCTTAGAAGATGGTTGTATTGTAGCGGCACGATTTGCTCATCCGGCCTCATTTTAAACGTAGGAAGCTGTATAAGGCTCATCAGAACACGTTAAACTCGCTATTCGCAGTATATGACCCCTGTTGAAACGTAGCACCATACGAGCCTCTCCGTAAGCGTCTTTGCTCACCGCCACCTAGCATGAGATAGCCAAAAGCATCGCCACAGTGCGAATGCTCGTTCTTTACTGGCGCATCTTTAAATCTTTCCTGTCCAGCGCCCAGGCTTTGCCTTTTGAAGAAATATCCACCACTTAAAGATTTTCGCAGCCTCAAACACTTTTTATCGACAATCAGCCCAGGTTTACCGCTAACAAGCCTGGACATTGGAGAAGCTCCGGCCTCACGCCTGACCTGGAAAGCGTTGCTATCTGTTGGTTGTGCCTTAAATCCTAACGATCTGAGATGATCAAACGCTGTCACTTCGTAGATCTCATCGCGTTTATTACCAGCCGGATCACCCCATATCAAAATATCATGCTTAGAATATCGCTCTGCTATTCTTCCCAGGAGTTCCTGGCCAAATCGTTCAAGCCCCATGTCAAACGTGACCAGCTCATCGCAAACACGCCACGCACCGCCCTGAGTACGCTGACCAAAGATAGCTGCCGGAGTTAAACCAAAATCTACACCGATTTGTATTGGATAATACGGATCTACCTCCACATCACCGGACATAAGCTCATCATCATACTCAGGCCAAACTGGTCTGCCTTCCTGGACAAATGTATACATTCCTTGGGCATAGCATCGAATCCAGTCTACATTCTTCCCACCAAGCAGCTGTTGATAGTAACCTGGTGGCAGATTGTTAGCATTTTCAGCATTTTCATTGATACGCCACCATTTTGCTCCAGAAAACACAAAGCCCTGGGCATCGGGATTATCATCCGGCACTTCATCAGGCGAAGCTTGCAACACACCACCTGGCTGTCTAAAAAATGTCCAGGGATACTTTCCCTTGATCGGATGCTTTTCTGCTACCTCATGCCACCAATGATCGCTGTCTGGTGGGTTTGTATCCATCCAAATGCCATACCAGGTCGGACCGCCATCAGATTTTGTGGGATATCGGCCAACTCGGTGTGTCAATCCATCGATTACTGCTTTCGGAAGCTCTCTAGCTTCGTTGACCCAAGCACCAGTAAGCTCCAAGGATAATAACTTTCTTACATCTTGCGGAGAAGAAAGCGCCATAAATATAACTTCGCAATCGATGCCTGGGATATCGCCTCTTGTTGGGATCTTAATGTGATGAGAAATAGGTGGTTGCCAGCGCATACCACCCCACACATCCTCGGGAAATAACTCTTGCCATGTTTTAATGGTTGTGGTGCGCAGCTCGGGATATGTGTTCCTCACGATGACAAAGCGTGAGTACTTGATCCCATCTCTAGGAGATGGCTTTTGCTTGACCGCTCTTAACATTATCTCGGCTGCGCAACCATAGGACTTACCAGATCCTACCGGCCCCATCAAGCCCCTAACGAAACTTTGATCGTGTATAAACTTCCAAACAGTCGGACTGTTCTCAAAGTTTAAATCAAGGCTGGGGATCGCGCTCATTTTTATCCTGCAATGTATCGTGACTGATTAGTCTTATTTTTCTTAATGCTTCTTCAAGAGCCTCTATTCTTTGCTCCAGCATTATAACTGCTACCTCAAGCCTTGCTGTCTTGTCCATCTATCACCTCCGCATCCTCAATAGCTGGCCCCTTCATGTTGATACCAACAATCGATGGCTTATCACTTTCCTGATCCGGACTATCGAGCCAACCAGCCGCTTTTGCCAATACTCTTAGCACCGAAACCTTATCGTGCATCTCAATCGCAACCCGACCATCCGGCATAGGCGTTATTTTTTTAATAGCCCTCAACGCATAATCCGGAATGTCTTTCGGATCTTTCATTGTACCATCAAGATTTATAATCTCAGTAATTGAAGTTGTACCCAGGGCAATCAATTCCTGGGCAACAACCTCTTTGTTACTTTCTAACGTGGCACTCGTTCTGACCTTTTTCTGTGTAACTCGTACACCACCAAACCGACCAATAGGAGTTTGCCTCGTTCTAGCCATTAAAATGGGATCTCATCTTCAAAATCTTTGTCAGCACTACTATTTTGCTGAGAAGATTGATTATCAACTTTGCCCTTATCATCCATCGGAAACAGGCTCAGCCAGATCTCAGCTTCCTGGTTAGGTATCGGCAACGCATTTAACTTTATACGCATACCCTTACTATCCTCAAAGGCTATACCTAACTTAACCCAATCAGATTTCTCAGGATCATTTCTTCGTTTCTGACCCTGAACAACATTATACATTTTCTTCATTTACTCGTCCTTCCTAAATAGTAAACGTGGTTTCCCTGTTACCAGTTCCTTCCTTGTTGCGCTAGAGTTCTTTTTAGCTGTTGTAACATAAGATTTGATTTCATTTAAAAGATCAAATTGTTTTCAGCCATATTTTAACCATCATCACCAAGTCCTTGCGTAGCTTTGGTTCCAAAGGCTTTCCTGGGCGTTCTCTTATCACTACGCTGAATAGAATATCTATACATAAACTTTTCGCGCTCTTTCTTGAGTGCTTCTGCCTTTTTCTCTACCCTATCACCAAGTCCTTGCGGTAAAATACTTGGATTTCTATCCAAATATTCCTCATTTTTTCTTATCGTACTCATAGCAGCCCCAAACATTTTTCGGACCGAATCTTCTTTTTTTTCTGGTATTAACTTAATCCTATCGTCTTTGACCATCAAATCCACCAGATCAGAATTAAGAGCATTAATCATATTCCTAATCATTTTGCCATATTCTTCGGACTCTAGCTTTGCTTTCTCAAGGTTTGGTAGGTTTGCCATATCAATCTCCTTTAATTTGGTATCGCACTTATCTCAGGAAAAATCCAGAAAATATTTATGTGGTACACTGTAGCAGTACGCCAGAGGGGTGGGGGGCAAGGGTGTCAATTTTGCAGAACGCCTGACATTTTTTTTTCGCGGTCAAAAATTTAACATAATACATATTATGCGAAAACCTGGGCTGTTTTCCCTTATTTTTATAGCCTTTTGTCCTTTACTACTCCCTTGATTATGTCGTTTGTTCTGTAATCTTTAGACTTTCCTAGCGCTTTTGACACTGGTATTTGAAAATATCCTATGCCACGCGCCATATCACGCCGGTTTTTATAGCAATATTCAGCATGGTTCTTTAGTATTGCCGACCATTCTTCCATTGATAGACCGTCTCTTATCCAATGAGATACAGTTTGAATATCTCTCTCATTAATATTACGAGGTGTTCCATACTCTTCACATATCCTCAGAAACAAAGTACAAAACCGCCTAGCATCATTATATATAATATTATTATTATTCGTTATAATGTTCTCGTTTGTGTTACCTCTAGATGTGACAGGTAGGTGTGACCTCTGGGTGTAACAGGTGGTTTGTTTATTAACAGAGTTATCCACAGGCTTTAGACCTTGTTTTTCTCTTGTCTTATTATAATTGTAGAGCTGCTCTTTTCTTGCTTGTTCTCGTTGTTCTTCAATCTTGATTTGCTCGGCTGCTGTTAAATTTGCTTTTGCTTCATTCAAATCTTTTGGCGCTCTTTTAAATACAACTTTTAAACTATCACTCTTTTGGTGTTTACTAAACTTCTTGACCTTTTCAATATATCCAAACTCTATCAAGTTTTTAATTTGCCTTGTTACAGCCGTTCTACTGATGCCCATATCTTTAGCTATTCGGCCTTGTGAAACCCAAGTAACCCCGAGTTGATCCGTATAAGTACAAAGAACACACAGAACACTTAATGCGGCTGTACCATGCAAGCGCTTATCTCGTGCAGCATCAAACGGTAACACCGAATAGTTTCTCAGGTCTTCATTCTTTTTACGAGGTACGAGCATTTAATCCCATTCTAAGGTTACAATAACCATTGGATCACCAAACCTTTTTTGTACTGTCATTTTGTATATTAGCCGATCATCTTCGTATAAAACGCCATTACAAGCGTCTGTGATAATCTTAAGCACATTGTCAGCGTCTACCCTAGTCGGGATAGTTTCACCCACTGTGGCGGCTTCTCTGCGCTTCTTTGAATATGATTTAGGAATAGCAAATTGAGCCATCACAGAGACGCGACAGGGAACGTTTATAGGATCTAGTCCTAGTTCTACCATTTTGTCAGATGCTTTAGCCGCTAGTTTTAGCTCATAATCTCGCGTTTTTTTCGGCGTGTAAGCTCTGCCTTGTCGCGTAAATCTTGGTCGGCCTTTTCCGACCGGCTCACCTTGAAACCAAAAATCAATTCTTTTCATGGTTCGTCAGCCAGTCTTTAATCTCTTGCTTAAAATCATCTGCGCTTTGTTCTATTGGGAATGGAGCCGGAGCCAGTGAAACAGCTTGTCCAGGTAAATGATCTCTAATTAAATTACTTATAATTAATGCCTGGGATTGATTGGTTTTGTTGCTAAAATCGATTAACCGCTGCTTGCTGGTTGACGGTATGCGAACTGTAAAGTTTACCAAGTTCTCATTATTTTTTATTATTTGTTTCCTTTTTTTCATAGCAAAAACGCCTCTCAATAAATTAATTATGTGATACCACTTGACATATAATCTGGTATCACTAGATTAATCAATATGTGATTTGTTAGTTTATAGGAAGGACAAAACAAAATGAAAGTTAATAAAGTAAATCTAAAAGATAACGAGATAGGCGCAAAGCGCGACAGAGTAAGCAATAACTTTTATAAGGAAATAACAATCATTGACCCATCAAAAGCCACTGATGATAATCTAGGCCGAAGTAATGGAACAGTGGCAACATTTAGATTTTATTGGGGTTCCACTGTTTGTCATTGTGTCGCGTGGTTCTTTGGTAAAGATCAATATGGTAGTGGATACGGTAACGCCGGCGGCGGTGGTTACTGTAAAGAGAGCGCTTCAATGCAAGCAGCTTTAGAGCAGGCCGGAATAAAACTTAGTAAGAATATTCATGGCGTTGGTGAAACAGCCATGAGAGAGGCAGCTATTGCGATTGGTAAGAAACTATCCGGCAAGCGTAAATTATATTTACATGTCGCGCATCAATAGGAGGCTTAGAGAATGACAATTACTACATTCAGAAAATTAGAAGTTAAAAACTGGTTTGATTACGAAGAGAATAAAATGGATGGTTTTGTTTATTTGACGGAAGATCAAGACATTCCAACAAAGCCGGACTATATTCAAAACTATTACCACATTCTTAAAAATAACGATGGTGATAAAAAATATTACATGATGGTTGATCGTGGAGAATATGAAAGCGATCAGATTATAGACTTAGAAAACATTTTATTTGATTGGCTTGAAGGTGAGTGCTTTGAAGGCGCTTATAAAATTGAAGAGGTAAAGCAATGACACAAGTAATAGAACAAAGATCAATTCATAATCAATTTTCAAACTTTGATGACAAGCAAGGATTTGAAAAGCTTTTAACAGATTTATCTAAATATGATTTTGTTGACGAGTGTTGGCATAATGAAGCTATGCCTCATGTGTGCAAGATGATGCCTACAGAAAAATACCCCGACAGAGCTTTACGAGTTTGGATGGATTGGGAAGATCATCAATGGAGTGACCTACATCACGATCTTAAAGAGGGTCAGACTTACTACAGATTTAATGTCCAATTAAATGGTGAGTACGGTGACGGAGACACAACAGAATTTAGCAAAGACTTTGAAACAATGGCGGAGGCTATAGAGTTTGTAGAGGAGCTTTTAAAGTCTAAATATCACAGCCTTCTAGTTGATGAGTGGGGTGAATGGTTAGGTAAGCAAGACAGCATTGATGACAAAGAAGCAGACGCTCAGGCGGTTATTACTTGTTATACCTTAACCGAAGATCAGAAAGAATTTGTAACAGATTTTATTGAAAGGTGGGAACAATGAAAGATTGGATTGAAGCAATAGTTGGTGGGGTGTGCTTGTTTGGCACGTTCTATATGTGGCTTGTAATAGCAGGAGTTTTAGCATGAGTTTTGATTATTGTTTAGTTGCCACCGGTGGGGATTGTGCAGCCGGTGGTTTATCAAAAGAAAATACTTTTATAGTTTTACCAAAGGATAAATCATTTTTTACCATAGTTAAAAGCTATTTAAGAAACCAATTAGAGCAAGACTTTGAAAGCGGTGAAATGCCAATAGGCACAATATCTGAGAAGTTTTGCAAGCTAAGAGATGAGCATCATGATTTAGGAAACGCGCTGATTGATTGCGGTATATTTGAACACAAATGGCACAAGCGCACAGATTGGATATTAGCAGAACTAGGCGATGATGGAGCGCCCCTAGTATCATTCAAAGCAATACAAGCGGAGGGCTAACCATGACAAAAGACGAATTGATTGCGCTTATTCACAGCGCCATAAAAGAAACGAGCGTTGACTGTGAACGGCTCACAGAGTTTGAGCAAGATCCGGATGAAATAGTAATGAGATTTTTTGATTTAGAGGAGGAAGAAGAAAATGATTGATCAAGTTGAAGTAAAAAAAATGCACCACCGCGATGGCTCCGATACGGAGATTGCGACAGCGCACAAGGTGGCTCCGAGGGTAGTCGGGAGGAGACTACAAATTCTTTGCGGCCTTGCACAGTGCGGAGAAGCAAGGACAGGCAGTGAGCTTGCAAAGAACCTCGGGCTATCAATCCTCAGTGTAAGGCCGCGCCTCACTGAATTGCAAGAAATAAATTGCATTCTTGACACAGAAACAAGGCGCAAAAATGAGTTTGGAAACACTGAGATCGTGTGGAAAATAACAGAGAAGGGTTGGAATTATGTTTATTAAATACGAAGAGATCAGGCGAATTGCTGATAGTATTCGAGAGATTTGCAAAGATGATGAGGATACTTTTCTTGATACGTTAGACGGAGAGACAGACATTGTTGACGTACTAGCAAAACTCATTCAAGAACGGCTGGAAGTGTTGGGCTACGAAGCCGCAAACAAAGAGCTTGCTGAGCAATACAAAAGACGAGCTGATAAAATGGCAACCAAAGCGGATGCCATAAACCAACAAATGAAGCACTTACTCAATGCGATGGGCGTAAAGAAAGTAAACCATGCACTCGCAACGGTAAGCATAACTAAACCTCGATGGTCAGTTGAGGTAGTTGACGAGGCACAAGTGCCAACACAACTTAAAGTAACAACATCAAAACCTGATCTAAGAGCAATCAAAAAGATTTTAGATGATGGTGAACCAGTGCCAGGATGCCGCCCCAAGGTGGGCTACGAAGGCGTAACAGTGAGGATAAAATAATGAATAAACTAATAGAAGCAATGAAGCATGTAAACGATCTGAATGAGAAAGTTGGTGTATCACAAAGGGGTGGCAAAAAATATACTGAGGTTTTTGTCAGGGTAGAACAATTCAGAATGGCCTTCGGCGAAACAATGGGTATCGATACGGAGATACTTGTTGATGATGGCAAGCGTGTAGTTATCAAAGCAATCGTTACGAATGAAGGTAACATCATAGGCTCAGGCATGGCTGAGGAGATCAGAGGCAGTTCTATGGTTAATAAAACGTCAGCCATTGAGAACTGTGAGACTTCAGCCATTGGACGCGCTCTAGCCTCGTTAGGTTTACATGGTGGTAGCTACGCAAGTGCTAATGAAATAGCGGCTGTTCAGCGCAAAGAAAAAGCAATGGAAGAACAGAAGCAGCCGAAGCCAAAAGCACCCGAGCCAAAGCCAGAAATAGATGTAAGCGTACACCCACAGGAAATAGAAGAGCCAGAGGAACCTAAAGAGGGTTGGCGCTTACTTTATCACAACGGAGAGTTTAAGGACATTCTCAGCACTGCCGGAATGTTTACTTCCGAGTTGGTCAAGATGGTCAAACTGTACCAAGAAAAGAAACGGCCAAGAAAACAACAGATTGAAATTGTTATAGCTAACTTCGAAAACTTGGACAAGCTAGGTGAGACAGCCAGACATACAGTTGAGATAGGGCTGAAGAGTTTACTTGACTTGACTGATCTCAGTAAAGACGCGCTCGACTTTGAGTGGAGCAAGCTACAGAAACAGGTGAAGTAATGGAATATAAAATAGAGAAAAACATACCTATTCCAAATAGAAATAAAATGCTTGAGCTTGCGTCTGAAATGGATGTTGGGGATAGCGTATTCTTTGAGGGTCAACAAGGAAGATCAAGAGGGAATAACTTATGTTACAACCTTCACAGGCTTGAATTAAAAGGCCGCTGTAGAAAGGTTGAAGGTGGTTATCGTATTTGGAGAGTGAAATGATGAGTGGATGGAAAGAGCTATTGATTAAACAAGAATTGGAGAGAGCCGGATATATCCAGGCTCTAGCCAAACAAGACATATCCAGAAACCAAGGAGCGAGAAGGTTAAAGGTATCGCTTACATACCTATCAAAGCTAATCGATAAGTATGGCATTCATTGGCCAGTCAGGTATGGTCAAGGTGTCGGAATAAACAAGGTTCCAGGTGGTGTTGCAGAGTACACCAGGCTAGCAGATCAAGGCTACTCAAAAGCGGATGCCGCAAGAGAGCTGGACGTTTCGTTTAATACCGTTTGTGCTGTAGCAAAAAACAATAAGATAAAGTTTGTAGATGGCAGAACAAAAGGTGGGCTACGAAGCCCGAAGATTGATGTTACGTCACGTTGATTTGTGCAGTGGAATAGGTGGCTTTGCTCTTGGCTTTCAGTGGGCAGAGCTGAGCCGACCTGTTCTCTTCTGTGACATAGAATCTTGGAGCAGAAAAGTTTTAAGAAAGCATTGGCCAGATGTGCCGATTGCAGAAGATGTAAAGGAGTTAGCAAATGACCCAGATGGACTTATTCCGGAGTGTGACATCATCACAGCCGGATACCCATGCCAACCGTTTAGCGTGGCCGGAGATAGAAGAGGCACGGAAGATGACCGACATATCTGGCCAGAAATATTTACCATTATTAAAAGAAAGCGACCCACTTTTTGCGTTTTCGAAAATGTTTATGGTCACATCTCTATGGGGATCGATGAAGTGCTTTCTGATCTGGAAGGGGCAGAGTACTCCACAAGGGCGTTTGTTGTTCCGGCTGTTGCCTGTGACGCACCCCACAGACGGGATCGAGTTTGGATCATCGGACGAAATATGGCCGACACCAGCAGCAAGAGACTACAAGGGAGCCAACGGTTACGAAAGAACGAAGAAGAAGTTGGAGAACGGCGAGAGAGCGCAAATGGGTCAGCTTCCCAACGCAGTAATGATGGAAGAGGGCAAGCAAATCTCTGGCTCCCTGAACCCCCAGTGGGTCGAGTGGCTCATGGGGTATCCAGAAGGGTGGACAGACTTAGAGGACTAGGCAACGCTATCGTGCCTCAGATCGCTCAGAGGATAGGGCAAACAATTAAGAATAGTATTTAATTATTTTCTACGAGCGGCCATCATTTTTTTCATGGCTGCTTTTTTTAATTTAGGATCTTTCTTAGCAGCCTTCGATGGCCGACCGACTTTAGATCCGTAACTCCCTTTCCCATATGGCATTTAACTACTCCTAAATAAATCACCGTCTGCTTTTTTAACTGTTGCTTTGCCCTTTGCATGAGCCTTTAACCTGGCAACAGCCCAGGCATGAGCCGACATCTTCGGCCTAGAACCGCTTGAATAATACGCACCCAAGCCACGCTTGTATATCTTTTCTGCACGAGAAGCGCCAAACATTTTTTTATATTTTGCTGGTGCAGCCATTACCTTTTACTCCTTTGCTTGCTGATCCGATCCATCATGGCCGGAGTAAGTTTACCCATTTTGTAAAGCGCCCTGGTGCGGAGGATCTCACGCCTGGTAGCATCAGGATCTTTTGAACCGCTTACATACTTCTTGGGTATGCCGGACTTCTTATCCTTTGGAACAGGCGCAAACCTACGCTTCATTAGGCATCTCCTAGCCACTCATAAATCTTTTTAGTTTGCTCAATACGATCCTTCAAGCCATGTGTACCACCATTTACGCGCTTGGTTACAGCCTTAATCGTATCATCATCAACGCCCTTGTCACATATAGTGAATAGGTTGTTAGACCTAAAAAACCATAGAGCCGACTCAAAGGCATATTCAGTTTCAACAAAAACTGGATGATCTACAACTTCTGGTATACGCATATCACTAGCAAATGATCTATAGTTAGAACGTCCAGTAAGTTGGATGAAGCCTTTTCCAGAAAATTTCCACCCGTCATTAGAACCTTCTTCATTACCCATACGTCCGTTATAAACTTTGTTAGCTAATGCTTCTGGGTTTTTTGCGTAGGGCATTGCATCCTCTACAGATTTAAATCGACTAGGCCATACTGCCATTAGTCGCTCTGGTGTACTGTAATACAACCCCTCTTTGGTACGCTTGAAGCCACCGCTTTCATGGTGAGCTTGCCCCAAGAGATGAGCGCCACGTTTATCAGATAGCTCATAATGTTTTGCTATAGCTCTAGCTGTATTGGGACCAAACGATCCATCGTCTTTTACACCACACTTAGCCTGTAATATTTTTAATGCGTCACTCATTTTTTGCTATCCGTTTTGTTGAGCTTGTCGAACGATCTCATCCCACCCATACCGAGCATACCTAACAACAATGGCATCATCACTGACATATCTGCTTGAGGTATACTGAAGCCAAAGCCCATTGCGATAGGAGCCACCATATAGTTTATGCCCAGGGATATACCACCAATCCAACCGATCAATGGACGCCAGGACGATTGAAACCAGTTGCCTTGAGCATCCATTTTTAATATTTCTAACTGCGCCATCGCCAACTCTTGAGCGTGTTTGTCGCTCATGGTTGCAATCTCATGCGCTAACCTTGCAGCCTGGTCTTTATCTTTTATAACCTTGCCAAGCAAACCACTGACAGGTTCAATAAGTTTATCTATCATTGTTCTTTGCCACCCAAGTTAGT